ATCCATGTTGGCGTTTCGGAAATCGTTCACCATCTGAGCATAACCGGGGTTATCCAATATAAACTGGTCTAGCGAAACCCCGCCCCCCTCTTGGAACTTGCGAACCCTTTGCAGTTGTGCTGGCGTCAGAATGCTCATTTCTTTTTAGCCCTCTTTGGCTTGGGCTTGTCCGCAAACTCAGCGAACAAATCCATCATTTCGTACATGAGCGCGGTGCCACCGTCTCTGCTTTCGCTGCCGTTTGGCGTGAGTGTAATAATCCCGCCATCGCCCCTAGAAAGATCAAACGCGCCTGCGCCACGAACCGCTTGGCCCGTCATAACAAACTCGCCGTCTGACAGCATGGCAGGCACATCGTCACTGGTTTCAGTGCCTTCGCCGCTGATGCCGCCGTTCATGCGCTCAAAGTCTTCTGTGGCTACGTTACCGCCCTTGGCGTAAGCCATTGGCATAACAGCGCCACCATAGCGCATACCCGTAGTAGCCTCTTGTTTAGGAGGTCTGCCGCCGCTTAGAGTGGGTATTGTTCCCTTTGGTAACAAACCGAATTCAACAGGGTTGGGTGCAGGCTGGCCTGTGCGTCGAGCGATCTCGGCTTCAATGTTGTATCGGCCAGTAGATCCTTCTTGCGTAAGCGGGGTAAGGGCCACGCCTTTTCGGTTCTTGGCTTCATCGTAAGCCAGCTTGCCGAGCAATCCTGCTGCCGCAAGACCGCCAGCGCCACCCAGAAGTCCACCAAGACCGCCGCTGCCCGTGCCGCCTCCTAAACCGCCGCCAAGAAAATCTCCTAGAGCGCCAAAGTTGCCTTTGCCGTCAGCTCCGCCGCCACTGATTAGGTTGCTGAAGAAGTTGCCGCCCGTCCCATCGGTTCCAGTAGTCAAACCTAACTTCTGAGCTTCGGAGAAAACTTTTTCAATTGATCCGGGGCTGCTAATGTCTTTTATACCCAAGCCTTCTGCAATCTTTTCAATTTTTCCTTGTGTGACGCCAGATTTCGACATCGCCATAAGCATGTCTTGCTCTTTGAGCGCGCTTAACTGACTAGGAGTAAGTTCAGCTATTTCTGCCGGAGTCAATGCGGCGAGTCCGACACCGGGCGCACCAAAAACACCCTGCCCACCGGGAAGCCCAGCACCGCTCATGACGCTTCTTACGGTTCCGCTTGGATCTCTAAATAGGCTACCAACACCGCTTTGCAGGTTGCTTGGAAGGTTCGTTACTAAATCTCTGAGAGCACCCGGCGTTTCTGTAGCAAGGCTTCCCAGTCCCTTGAAAAAACCTTCTCCACCGCCAGCTTTGGTGATGTTTGCAAGAGCGCCGCTGTCTCCAAATATCTTCGGGCCTGTGGCTAAAGTAGCCAAGGTCAAAGGGCTGGCTTCGCCTTTTGCCACCTTATAAACCGTATCGGCTTTCGCAATCAGTGCTGCTGGAGCTTGCCAAGGGCCGGGCACGAATTGAGCGACTTTTGCTACGGGCCTAACAACTTTGTTAAATACTTTTTTGCCAAATTTAGCAATTTTTTTAAGGAAAAATTCTTCTAATCCGGTTTGTGGATTTAACGAAGCTATGCCCAAGCCGACAACGTATTCTTCTGGGTTGAGTCCTATTTCTTGAAACCTGCTTTCTACTGCCGACTCAAATCTAGGGTCTTCCATCATCTCAGCAGGCAAAACGACTTCGCCAGCAGTTAAATGCGCGATAGTTGAATCGCCTCCTCGACCTGCCTGTGAAACTTGCAAAGCTGCATCAGACAAGGGCGCGTCTCGGCTAATTAAAGCAGCCTCCATCAAATGCTCTGCTTTTTTAGCCTCAAAAGGGTCTTCGGCGTTATCACGAACCACCATGAGTTCTTCTATGGCTTGTCTTATGTCAGCATCTTTATCTACTGGCTCTTGAATCGCTGCGGTGTACTCCATTGACTCTTCTTGAGTTAATGGGTCTTCTACCATCCCGCCCTCAGCCATCTGAACAGGCATGTCACCGCCAATGAGGTTCTGAATTCGACTCTGAAGCATTGCATCCATTACGGTGTACTCACTGTTACAGACCCTAAGCCGAAGCTGGCGGACTGGCCTGTTGGGTAGGTTTGATGGCTATATAGGTCTCTGAACGTAGTGCCATCAAACGCCTGATGTATTTCAGTCGTAGTATTGAAGATAATAGCACCCGTTGCAAACTGAAGCGTACTGATTTGATCTGCGTTAAAGTGCGGAGATATCGTGATATCCACGCTTCCGAGGTTCAGCTCAAGCACACGAACTAGTCGATTAAACGTGCCCGACTCGACATTGCCGCCTTGGGCAGAAGGTAGCCTTGTTTCCAGAAGACGGCTCATCTAGCGCCTACCGCTTTGCTGAAGGTCTAATCTTGTGGCTCCAAGCCTCCACTTGTAGCCAACCTGATCGCCGCTTGACGCATCATCGTCCGACTCAAACCGCAACACCACCTGACGCGCTCGGCTTCTCAAGCTGTTGAACGTAGAGCTTTCGGTAACCTGAGTGGTAGAGTCGGTAGTCAAAGACTGGCCGGGGAAGTCTCGACGCTTCAAAACTATGTTCATGGCAGGCGTGTTGCTGACGCTGCTGTCTTTGATAAAAGCAACGTCAGGTATAACCCGTTTGATAAACGCAAAGTTTTCACCGTCAGAAACGTCAATATCCGCCGACTCAATGAATACCCCGCTCATAGGCTGGTTGTAATCGTCAAAACCCGTCTCGTGGTCAAACACGCAGTTTTCGCTGCTGGTTAAACCAGCGGCTATCGGCTGATCTTCAATGCCAGCGTCAATCCACGAATATCGGATCAAAGACCCAACAGACCATGTGTTTTCTTCGTAATTGTAAATCACATATCGGCTTATCTCGCCAGTGCCGTCAGTTAGGCTTGGGTAAAAAAACCACATCTCACCAAACTCTGAGTTCAGCCCCATGAAACATTTGAATGCCTGACCCAGATCGAGGTCTTCAAAGACATACTCTTGCACAGTGCAAGGGAGCTTCTGGACGGCTCCGTTGTAGAAATAGAAACCCGTCTTAGATGCGTAGTAAACGCCGTTTGGCGCGTTCACAGCAGCTTTAGGGCCGACAATACCAGCACCCTCGTTCACTAAGTTGATCGCAAAAGTAAGCGGAGGCCCAATAAAGCTCATCGAATACAAGCTAGTATCCGTCCAGATCAGTATTTCTTGGCGCGATTTTATGCCGCCAACAATAAAAGAGCCGCTTGATAATCGAACCGAGCCAGCACTATTGGTTGCCAAAGGCTCGAACTGAAGATCGTCTTCTGATGAGCTAAAGGCCACAAGCATTGGATCGATGACGCCTGATCGCGCATTTGCCACTATTGGGTCAGCGCCAAGAACGATCAAATGCCTATCGGTTTCGGACGTTATAACCTGCAAACCAATCGTCGGAACCAAGTTCGCGCCAGAGACCCCAGAAAGCAAAACGGCTCTCTCAGAAGTGCCGCTGTTTTCAACCCAGCGGTATATGCCTGCGCCGCGCACGTTGATAATCAGGTTCTCACCAAAATTATCGTGCGTCCACAGGCGCAGTTGGTTGACCGCGCTAATTGCTGAAGCTGATCCAAACCCGCCAGAACCCCAAGTCCCTAAGCCCCAGCCAGCGGACGAAACATAAGTGTCCAAACCAACATTTATTTGATATGACCCGTCAACGCCAGAGCCGCCATTGCCTGTATCTGATGCGTTTGCAGTGACCTCCGCCCCAGACGTGTCTTTTGCTGTGATCGTGTAGGTGTTTGCGCTTGTGACCAAGTCTATTTGATATTCTTGATTTAAAACGTCGGCGGTGATTAACCCGCCCAGACTAACCGCGCCTGAAAAAGTAACGAAATCGTTTGACACTGAACCGTTGCTAGAGTCCGTAACCGTGATGGTTGATGACCCATTAGTGGCCGCAAACGTAATACTGTTGGTGGAGGTTTTTCTGATAGGGGTGACATCGTAATAGTTGTCACCCTCTTCAATATAGTATTTAAACGTGGTTCCCAGACCTAGATATCGGGTTCCACCCAAAGATATCCAGCTATGCAGGGCGCGGCACGACCCAAGAAAGGATTGCAGCCCTCGCTTAAACCAGCCGCCCACTTTCTCTGGGCGACCCTTTCGGAATCTAATAAGGTTTCCGTCTACCCATCCGCCCTTGGCGGCTAAGTCGGTTTCTTCTTTATTGATTCCCGGCTGAAAATCTATCCTCGATAATGGCATTTGGCATTAGGCCAACCGAATGATTGCGCCAGTCGCTGTTGGGCTTGGGAAAACAACGGTAAAGTTGCCAGCGGTAGATGTCTTATCACCACCAAAGTCGATGATAGCAACCGCCTTATCAGACTGGGTGTCATTATAGATCATACATCCCCTCGCCGTGATTGTGGCAGTACCAAAAGTGAGATCGGCAAAATCGCATACAGCGGTGGTGCCGCTAAGCACAGGCGTTACGCTGGTTAGTGCGCTCCCGCCGCTAGTGTAGTTTGTACCACTGGCTTGGCCTGTCGTAGTAAAAGCCGTAGTAGCTGCGCCCAATGTTGCGCTAGACGTGTAAAGCGCAAGCTTGAAGCTGTTGCCGCTTGACGCTGTAAAGTTGTGAGTGCCAACAAGCACTTCCTGCTTGAATGACGAACAAATTGCAGATGTGATAGCCATGTCAAAGCTCCTTTATGATGTTAGCCATGTCTTCATGGCCCTGAGCACTAAGCTTACCCCTAATTGTGACACGATCTGAGGTAATTGCATTACGAATTCCGTTCAATAGTACGTCATAAATGTATTTTCTGAAAGCCAACGCTTGTTGCCTGACATGAGGCTCCGCGTGTTCTGATACAGACACAATCTTGTTCGTAAGCTGCTCAGCCCAAAACTCAGGGGTGTGGCCTTCGTTTTCGGTAGTAAAAACCATGACGTTACCAAGCTCAATGTTTCCTTGTTCACCCATGTCTATCCCTTATACGGCTCTGGTGAGCGTGGCAGCTCTATGGTTTCTAGATTGTGCTTCTTAACCATGCTGGCAAGCTCGGATCGGTTGCATACAACCCACTCACCCTGCGGGTCTGGCATAGCAATCTTTGGATTAGCCAGCCTGTGGAAGCCATACAGCCTCTCTTCAAGATCGACGTTCTGATCCAGTAACGAAGACCGTGGGCTGACGCCAACCTTGACGCCTATAGAGATGAGCTTACATATCCAGAACTCAAGACACGCTCGGCCAGCTTCCGCAAAGTGCAGGTTGTTCTTGTAGCTAAAGTCCATGCCAAATAGGTCTACCTGACCGACTTTGTTGTAAGCTGCAAAAGCCAATGAGTAAGCAACCGTAGTGTTCAAGTAGGCGCAGCGTTGGTCTTTGATGACTTCCTCTATGGGAAACACGGTCAGCGCAGGTACGCGCTCATCCAACTCGCAGGTATATATCGGTTTGTCAAACGTGGGCAAAAGCTTACGCATAACGGCGGTCTGATTGCCAGCATCATCTGTGTCCAGAAACCTGCTGGCTGGGTCGAGCATGAACACTCGGTCACACTCAAAAACCGATAAGGCTGAGTTGATTACCCAAACCTCGTCCCACTCTTCGCTGTTTTCTTTGCCGATTACATAGTCGATCTGAGAGGCTCCCAGACCGATGATTGCTATTCTTTTGCCTTCAAGCTCTTTGATTGGTTCCAATTAGGTCACCCCTGTGCGTAATAAGTCATATCTGAATTCGTCGCGGGTATCTCGGCCCTCACTCAGATTCTTCATCCGAGATATGGCTTCCTTAAACCTCGATTCAAAATTGGCAATCACGTCAGGGGTTTCTTTGAGGAAAATAGCACCCTCGACTAACGTGCCGTACAGCAGCGCGTCGGGGTGATCAGTTGAAAGCAGCGTGGTTCCACCGTCTGCACCTGCCGTCAAAGACGCAGGCTTGTACAGATAGTGAAGCTCAACCGTGTAATTTGAGTCTGGCACAGGCGACATCTCAAAAGCCGATTGATCAAACAAAGAGTAATACTTTGGCTGACCAGTGACCGTGGATGTGGGGCTGTACTCTTTCAAAAAAGATGGATGTTTAAAATCAAGATAGGTGTACTTGTTGTTGCTATCAATTACAGCAAGCGAAAACGGCGCATAAAAATCACTTGGCGTCGCCAAAAACCGATTGCCCGTCGATGCCGTGCCTTGCACGTTTCTTCTTTGTTCTGGTAGCTGCACCATCTTGAAGATGCGGCTTTCTGACTCCTGAATAAACGTGTTGAGCTGGCTTGTAAACGTGGTTTCTGAAACCTGCAAATAATCTTGAACCGCTGTTTTCAGCGTTGCCAATGTAAAACTCATGACGTGGTTACCTCCACAACGCCAACACTACACGTTAGTCCAAAAGTTTGCAAAGTTGTGCCTAAAATACCATTGCCAACATTGGTGTAGACGGTAAAAAAATTGTTATCGTTTCCGTCAGCAGCTTGGTCTGGCCTAGACACTTGCAAAGCCTGTGGGTCTGCGGGTACAGGCTTGGGCATGAGCTGGGGGTGCTTAGGCGACCATTGATCGGGGCCGACCAAAAAGCCGTCCCACGTCATACGCATATCTTTCAAGCGATATCTGAATCCTGTGATATCACAAATCCCGTAGGCCCGATGGTTGGATGCAAAAGCCATTACGCTGAATTGTAATTTCTAAGGTCTGGCGCTATGCGGAAAGACGCTCTGTCTTCGTCTTGACTGAGTGCGCGTTGAAACTCTTCCTCGTACAAACCTTTAAGCATTCCGACCTTCTCAGGCGCTCGCTTTAAAGCTATGTAGTATGCAAGGCCAGCCGCCAGACACGGGTAAAACCGAAAAGGTATCTGCATAGTGTTTGCTCCAGCGTCGGCGTCATCCATGCGACTCAGCACGTTGAGGTAAAGGCTGTACTTGGAGCTTTCATCTGGCGCAGGCCAAACCGTCACGGTAGGGCTGATCTGCTTGTCTACAAAATACTGATTAGGCTTGCCAGTGGTAGCCTTCGTGGACAGATTCGCGTACTCGCTGCGAGACATGCGGTTTAACGGCACATCGGTGCTCACACCACCAATAGTTTCTCTGATAAACACGTCAAGAACGTCAATGGTTGCCGTGGGGTTTGTGGTGTCTATCGTGTACGAGGTCGTGTCTTTGACCATCGCAAGAACCTTTTGGTTCACAGTCCACTGGTTCAAACCACGGTTTGCCCACTCTGCAAGCATAAGATTCAACGAGCGGTTGGCTGTCTTCAGGTCATAGCCCGTGCGAAGCTCTAAGCCACAACGCTCAAAAGCTTCTTCGACGTAGTCAGCTACATCTAACTCAAAATCTTTACTTCCGCTTGTCGCCATCTTTGCCGCCTGCGTAGAGGTTGTCGAATACCTGATTCACGTCCAGCGTGTAGTCTAAATCACTTTTCGAGTAGTGGATATGCTGACTGGGCTTAAAGTCTGGAGCGCCTTCGCCTGTCTCAAACCAAGCTGGGTGAGTCACGCGCACCCTGTTATTAGGAAGCGCGATGATATTGCCAGTCCACTTGCCTGCATCGAGCAACTCCATCACATGGCTTTGCTTGTGCTGCGCGGGATCGTCAGCTATCTCATTCTCCGCGTAGTCCACGGTAAAGAGATATCGGGCAGGATAGAACTCTCCATCAACCTTTGCCAGCCACGGGCAAGGGGTGCAGCGATCCAACACATAAACAGCGTGATTATGAGAAGAGCAATCCCAAGGCTGCGCAGCCCAGACTGGCATCGGCTCAGGCCATTCTTCAAATGGGGTGTCGCCCACGAGAGCAGTGATCGGCATTCTTGCCCACATCGCTCCACCATGTACGTTAGGTTCGTTGTCATCGTCGTAAGACTCCGCACCCGTAAAAATCACCTGAAAGCTCAGGCACCTTGTCGGCATCGTAGTTACAGCAATAACCATAGCGTGTAGGAACTCGCCATGATACTTCTCGTGATTTGCTGTGTACTCTCGCCTAACCCACGCCTTGAAGTGTGGGATATTGCTCTGCAAGTAAGACACTATCTACGACCAAATAAACCACTCTTCTTAGTTGAAGGCTTTCTCATGCCGCCTTTCGCGCCGCCCTTAGTCTTCATGGCTCCGCCTTTAGCGTAGCCTTTAGTCATCATTTTGCCGCCTTTCTTAGCCGCACCGCCGTTCTTCATGCCGCCGGGCATTTTCATCTTCTTCTTGCCGCCCATTGCGCCACCCTTCGTACCCATCTTGCTCTTCATTCTCACGATTTCGCCTCCATCTCTGGCAAATGTTTTGACGTTAGTCGGCTTGCCGCCTACGCCCTGCTTTTTTGATCGCTTACGGCTAACTGCCGATGCGATTTCTTTTTTTGACATACCGCTTGCGGTTGATGATGGTACGCACTTAGGGTAACCACGCTTAGAATCTTTCGCGTTTTTACGTCCGCACTTCTCAAAGCCGCCGCCTTCCTTTGGGGCTGAAATATCAACCCAGTCTCCTTTTGGCCCTTTGCCAAACCATTGCTTGAGTCCCTTCTTTGGCTTAGCCACGAGGCACTCTGGTTTTCTTTTGTTTGCTGGGCATGATAGCGCCACAGCCTCGGCCTTGAACCATAACGGTTCCGCCCATGTTCATTTTCTTTGCCATGCTCTTGGCAATTGCAGTACCGCGCTTGCGCTCGTATTTGCTCAAACGACCATCTTTGTTTAGGTCGCTCTTCTTTGGGTCAAGCGTCACTTCGCCGCCAGTAGCGCCCTTGTATTTGCCGCCCATACGCTTGTACTCCTGAACCATCCAGCCATTCGCATATGCACTGGGATAAACGTCAAACTTAGCCTTAGCTTTCGCTTTAGCTTTCTTGTACAGCGACGGGTTTGCTACGTTCTTTGGTACATCACTAGCCATTACCTAAATCTCATATTTTCTGGTTTAAATGCGGCTGGGTTAAACATAGGCGGTTTTTTTAGCGGTGCGCCGCCTTGAATCGCTGTCGGGGGTGCTACTGCTGTCGTTTGTGAAGCCGCTTGACTCTTGTTGAGTTCGTCAAGCAATGATTGACCTCCCTGTCCCTGTTGCTGAGTCAGTTTAGCGCCAGCGTTAAAATCCACACCAGATGGATCAAACTGGCCCTGCGCCATTTCGCTCCCAATCCCAGCAGTATCGAAGTATGGCGTCGCGCCCATCTCGGCAGCGCCTTCTGTGGTAGGCATCACACCGTATGCACCCATTTCAGGCTCATAAGTGGAGCCAACGCTCGTGCCGGTGTAACCGCCGCCTCCTGCTGTAATTCCAGCAGAAACATTAGGGTTTACACCGCCTGCTGGTATGCCTGCTGTGGTTTCAGTTGTAGCGCCTGTAGTAGCGCCTGTGGTAGCGCCTGCTGTAGCGCCACCACCTTGTTGGCCCATTTGAGCCATGATTTCATCGGTTATTTGCTTTCTCAAAGCATCAACGTCAACTTCCTGCGGCATCTGCCCACGCAACGCCTCAATTTGTTGTTGCAGTACGCCGCGAG